TATAGTTGAATCTCCTGGACCTCCTAATGTTACTGTTTTTGCAGTGTCAAGTGCCGCTTGTCCTTTGATAGACTCAGCAACTATAAATGTTTCTGCTTTTACGAACGCTGGACTTGTGTTTTTAGATTGAATAATGGTTTCACCACCTTCGTATCTAAATGTTTGGAAGTCACCAACTCTTAAAGTAACGTCTGTGTCATTTACAGCAGACTGTTCAGTTACGTTGAATTGTGTGTATAAAGTCGCTTCTGTAATGCCTGTACCACCGTTGCTTGGATCTAAGTTAAAGATTGCTGTGTGGTTGTTTGCATACAATGGTGCATCTACAGTTGAAAAACTTGCTGAACTTGAACTATATAATTTAATTTCAATATCAGTTCCTCCATTTGGAGTGCTTGTTTTAAACCATAATGATCCATTGGGTCTGTTGTCTTCTGCTGTTTTCCAAGTTGGTCTATTAGCGTGTGTTTTTTGTTCAAAACTTACACCGTTGAATAAACCTGCTGTGATACCAGTTACTGTTAAAATTGTTCCTGTGTGATTTTCGATTCTAATTGTGTTTGCACCAGCCACTGAGTCACCGTAGTTTGTACCGTTGTGATAAATTTCTACTTTGCCTGTTGTAGCGTCTACCGCGGCAGTCACACCTTCAATACTTGCGTTGTTGATTGAAGTTGCCAAAGCGGCAAAAGTTGTACCTGATAAAGTTACTGTTGCATCGTTAATTTTGATTTTATGTCCGCTTACTAAAGTACCTGAAGTTGCTGTACCTTCAATTGTTGGCCAACTAATGTGCCAATTTGTTGAACCTACTTGTACCCAACTGTTTGTGTCATTTTTGTAGTATATTGGATTAGTTACAGCAGTTGTGTTAATTACATATTGACCTTTTGAACCATAACTGGTTTTTGGTGCGCCTGTAGACACATTGCCAACTAAGTCTGTTACTGATGTAATTTTTTTACATGTAATTGTTGTAAATGCTTGATTTGTTTTAGACCATTGGAATAATCCAAAAACTGAACTTGTAAGATCAAACCAATAAGTTCCGTTTTGTGGTCTTTCAGTTGGTGCTACTGTTGTACCAACTAGGTCAGTCAAGTTAACATTGGCTCTTAAAATAAATGCTTTGTTAGCCACTCCAAGGAATGAGTAGGCCGCTTGTAGTCCATATTCATTTAATTCGTAACCGTTTATTGCGCCACCTGCTGAGTCAGTGTAAAATTTTGGATCACCAAACGTTTCTGTTAATTCTCTTTGTGATGATATTAAAAAAGCCTGATTTGCGTTTGCTGTCGTTGTGCCTGACGCAGTACTATCACCGGCTCCATTCTTTTTATCTTGTCCAGATGCTATTATTATAAGTGGAGTAGTACCTGCATCTGATGGTACGTAAAAACTTTCATCTATTACTGAAACGTTTACTCCTGGACTAACTAAATTTGCCATATGTTTTATTCTCCTTGCAAGGTTCGTTAATGCTATTTATATATAGACCGGTAAAACAGCACATAACTATGGTCAAACTAGGTGCCTATATAGGGCACGTAAATACATTTATGAAACGTCCTTTATGCAAAACCTGTCAAAACAAACCCAGGGCATATGCCTATAGAAGAAACAACAAAATCTATTGGCGTAGTCAATGTGACAGTTGTATACGTAAAAAAAAAAAATTAAAGACAGGATACGCGGCCAAATGGTATAAGGCAGGGTATCGTAAAAAAAAGCGTTGCGAACTTTGTGGATTTAGACAAGTTGATTCAGTGCAAATGGACGTATATCATGTGGACGGAAATAGAAACAACACTTCAGTTTACAATCTTAAAACCATATGTGCTAACTGTCAAAGACTTAAAAGTACTCAGGATTTGGGATGGCAACTTGGGGACTTGGAAGTAGATGAGTAGTCATATCGTATATCTGCTTGTGCAATGATTCAATTGTGTGGGTGTTTTCTAAAATGTAATCATAATTAGTGCCAATCCAATCCCATTCGCTTTGATGAGAACCTTTCTCTATCATTGACTGCTTATTAGGTATTTCAGTTCTTTTAACTAAAACAATTTTTCCACCTTTTGCTTTTATCTGTTTTATTTCATTTGTAAATCTTGTATCAGATATCACTGTGTTTACCCCTTTATATCTAGCCATACAAGAGTCTACCCAAATACTATCTAACATGTTTCCTCTGCACACTTCAGTGCCAAAATATTGTAAAACCCAACGAGGGGTCACCGATTTGCCAAAACGTTCACTCCAAAATTTATCCGGTTGTTCTCTCCAATGCCTACTAGACTCAGTATTGCCTTCCAGCATTTCTCTATCCCAACCAAAAATATTTGCTGTTGCATCTTTTAAACTTTGTGCAAATGAATCTCTAACAAATCCGTGGTGCGACACTAGTCGCTCTGCAACAGTGTCTTTACCAGAACCAATTAATCCTACCAAACCTATCAACATAAGTTTAGTATATTAACAGTTATTAAATCGTTTTTCAAGTTCTTTCTTGACTTCTCTTACAGCATTTAACATTTGAAAAGTTATTTGCCAATTAGGTCCTGCTTTGAGCAGTACTTCAAATGCTATTGTTATTTGCTTCAATTGTCTGTAAGATAATTTGGAGAGTTTTGTGAAGTATTTGTTTTTTGCCATAATTTGTGCCTTTTTGTTTGCCTGTTTAAAACTTTATTTAATAAATGTTTAGATTGAATTAACCTATAACAAAACTGTGTGGTGTACCACCTTCTGCAAAGTTGCCAACTTCTGCATCAAGTCTTTCCATTTCAGCCATGCCTTGCTGTTTTAATTCTGCACCATTTAAGGTTGTGCCGCCTTGCGGTCCTGCAATAGTATTGAATTTGCCTCTTGCTTCACCTAGCATGGTTTTAGATACTGCAAGAGTGTAATCTCTTATCCACGGTTTGCTGTAGATATCTTTTAACAAAGTTATGTCAGGTCTAAAATTATCAGTATGCATCAAGATTGTTTCGTCATCTGCTCTAGGTCTTTGTGTAATGGTCAACTGTTTGGTAGCATTGTCATAATGAAATTGAATAAAACTTCCAAATAATTTTCCTACTAACTCCTGATAACTTGCAAAAGCATAGTAAGTTGCAAGTCCACCTGTTGCACCTGCTCTCAAAAGATATGTGTTTGTGTATGCTAAATTGAATGGTTCAAAAAGTGTGCCACCTTGGCCACCCTCTGTTCTTGATCCTACTGTTCTCCTAAAAAGTTTTCTTACATTTATAACTTCATCAGGTAAAATGTACTTGTTTTGATTTTCTGATAATTTAAGAAAAGCATAAGATTCTTCTACAGCATTAGACGATTTTTGTCTATATCTGTTAATGGCTCTTTCTAGTGCAGTTTCGTAGTGTTTTGGATCAAGTTCAACCTCGATCATGCCTTCACCTAGGTTGTTTTTGACATAATCAAACACTTCTTGTTGCATGGTTTGTAGTTCTGACATACTGATATTTATTGCCGTTGGCCTAACTATAAATATGTAAACTATGCCACGACTATCAATTTTTAAGCCTGAAAAAGGCAATGATTACAAGTTTTTTGATCGTAATATCAAAGAGATGTTTACAGTGGGAGGCACTGATTTGCACCTACACAAATACCTTGGTCCCCATAGACAGGGTGACACAAATAAAGACGGTGATGCCTCTCCAACTAATCCTAATTATGCACCTAGTGAAATAAATGAAAGAACCATACAAGATTTGCTATTTTTAGAAAATAGAGATAGAAAATATTCAGACGACATTTATATGATACGTGGCATTTATAATGTGCAAGATATGGATTTTAATTTGAGTCAATTTGGTATGTTTTTGCAAAATGATACACTATTTTTGACAGTGCATTTAAATGATTGCGTTGAAAGAATAGGAAGAAAAGTTATGTCAGGCGATGTTATAGAATTTCCTCACATGAAAGATGACTTTAGCTTAGACGCATCTATTCCTATCGCTCTAAAAAGATATTATGTAGTTGAAGATGTAAACAGAGCCGCAGAAGGATTTTCTCAAACATGGTGGCCACATTTACTTAGAGTGAAATTAAAAACACTTGTTGACTCTCAAGAATTTAGAGACATTATCGGTGACGCTGATACTACTGGTTCTTTAGCAAGTTACATGAGTACCTTTAACAAAGAAAAAGATATTAATGATGCAGTTGTAAATCAAGCAGAAACTGACGCACCTAAATCAGGATTTAATTACAAACAATACTATGTTGCTCCTATAGACGAAAGAGGCAATATTAGAACCGAAAATGTAAACACAGAAGAACAACGTGCAAGTTCAGATAGAACTGTAAATGCAGTTTTGGATACACCTGCTTCTAGTCATTATGGATTTTATTTGGACGGAGATGGGGTTGCACCTAACGGTCATCCGGCAGGTTTTGGCATAAGTTTTCCTACTAGTGGTACTGATAAAGGTGACTATTTCTTGAGAACAGATTTCCTACCTAATAGGTTGTTTAGATACGATGGTCTTAGATGGGTCAAAATTGAAGACAGTGTAAGAATAACTAAAACCAACAATGACTCACGTGCTAATTACAAAACAAAATTTGTTAATCAATCTGGTACAACAACAATAAACGGTTTGACAGTTGAACAAAGACAAGCATTGACAGATGCATTAAAACCAAAGGCTGACAATTAATGTTACATTTTTACGAAGGACAGATTAGAAAATTTCTTACACAATTTATTAGAATTTTAAGTAATTTTTCTGTAGAAACTGGCAAAGATGCTTCTAATAATATAAAACTACGTGCAATTCCTGTTATGTACGGAGATATTACTAGGCAAGTTGCTAACATAATTAGAAATAATTCGGAGAATGCTTTACAGTATGCACCAAGAATGAGTGCTTATGTTACTAGTTTAGATTACGACAGAGAAAGGATGCAAAATCCTTATCATATAGAAAAACAACATTTAAAAGAAAGACAGTTCGATGAGGCCACCGGCGCATACACAGACAAACTAGGTGCTGGATACACAGTTGAAAAAGTTATGCCATCTCCTTTTAGATTGAACGTGGCGTGTGATATTTTTACAACAAATACAGATCAAAAATTACAAATTTTAGAACAAATA